GATCTCTGATAGCTTGCCATCTGATCTTGAGATTAAGCAAGCAGAACTCTCATTGTCCGGCCTCGGGGTCGCGTTCGGGAACCTCGTAGGAGGAGTAGCCGACAGTCCTTTCGCAATGGGTCGTCGAGCTGCGACTGAACTTGGCTGGAAGACGCAGCCAAATCAGCGCGGTGTCTTCTATTTCGAGCGGCACGAAAGCGAGCTTGATGCCCTTGGAACGCCGAAACCCACGGACAACGACGAAGCACTAGCATGGCTCGCCGCCGCAGCCCACGCCACTTGGCAAGAGCTTGAGGATCCGTTCCTCCGAAACAAGCTAAAGAACGATGGACGGCTCTCTTTCTCCAAGCTACGGAAACTCCTCGACCGGGGTCGATAGCCTCACCCTTGTCAGCGCCGATAATCGACACGATGGCTATTCCCAAACATTCCCAATAGCTTGAGGGGCCGTTTCGTGCGATTCTCCGGCTCATGCGGACATTCCTCCATCGCCTTCTCGGCCTCGCGCACGCTCGCGGCTTCGACGCTGCGGGTGGTGGTCGCCGCTGGGAGGGAGCGCGGACGGTCGACGGGCTGAACGGGGCTATACTGGCGGGCGCGACCACGGCGTCACGGCGGGCCGGGTGGTATTCGCGGAACAACCCGTGGGTCGCGGCGGCGGTGGACAGTCTGGTCGGCAATGTCGTCGGCGCGGGGATCAAACCGCAATCTACGCATCCAGAACGCGCCGTGCGCGAGCGGCTGCAGGCGCTCTGGCTGCGCTGGACTGATCACGCCGCCCCGGACGGGCTGGCGGATTTCTACGGGCTGCAAGCGATGGCCGTGCGCGCGATGGTCGAGAGCGGCGAGAGCTTCGCCCGGCTGCGCGTGCCGTCTGACACGAACACCATCCCTCTCCATCTTGAGCTTTTGGATCCCGAGCAAGTTCCCATGGACCTGCATCGCGAGATCGGCGGCGGGGCGCGGATCCGTGCGGGCATCGAGTTCGATTCTACCGGTCGTCGTGTCGCCTACCGGGTCTTTCCCTCTCGCCCGGGCGATCCGCTGGGGTCTATCCGCATGGACCCGCTCCGAATTCCCGCTGCCGATTGTCTGCACCTGTTCAAGCCGCTCGCAGCGGGCCAGCTACGCGGCATCACTGGGCTCGCGCCGGTGCTGTTGCGGTTGCACGAGCTCGACCAGTTCGAGGACGCAGCGCTGGTGAAGGCCAAGGTGGCGGCGTTGTTCACCGGCTTCATCACCGATCCCGACGGCACGGCAGGCGGTCTTTCCGGCACCAACACCGGCGGCGCGCTCAACGTAGGGATGGAACCCGGTAGCCTGATCCCGCTGCCGCCCGGCACTGATGTCCGCTTCTCGAACCCCACCGAGAATGAGGCCTATGCGCCCTTCGTGAAGAACCACCTGCGCGCCGTCGCGGCAGGGCTCGGACTGCCCTACGAGCTGGTCTCGGGCGATCTGGAGGGCGTCACCTATTCGTCCATCCGCGCCGGACTGATCGAGTTTCGCCGCCGGGTCGAGCAGCTGCAGCACAACGTGGTGGTGCACCTGTTCTGCCGCCCGGTGTGGGAGCGGTTCGTGCGGCTGGCGGTGCTGAGCGGCGACCTGCCCGCGCGGGACTTCGACCGGAACCCGGAGGCGTATCTCGGCTGCGAATGGCTGCCGCCGAAGTTCGATTACGTCGATCCCAAGAAGGACGTGGAGGCTGAAATCCTTGCCATAAACGCAGGACTCAAGAGCCGTGCCCAGGCGATATCAGAGCGGGGATACGACGCCGAGCAGGTCGATGCCGAGATCGCGGCCGACAAGGGCCGCTCAGACGGGCTGGGCCTCAGCTTCGACCAGACTGTGGCACCGAAACCGAAGGAGAACAGCGATGGCTGACACGCTCGATCTGCTCACCCGACGGACGAGCCTGAAGCCACAGACGATCAACGTTGACGAACGGAACGTTGAAATCGTCTGGTCCACAGGCGCGCCTGTGCGCCGCCGCGACATGGCGGGCCAGTATATGGAGCGGCTCAGCCTCGCGCCAGAGGCGGTAGACCTGTCGCGCCTCGAGGGAGCTTCGGTGCTTGACGCGCATCGTCAGACCGCCGTCCGCGACGTGCTGGGGTCCGTTCGCAACGCCGCCGTCGACGGCCAGCGGGGTACGGCGCTGATCCAGTTCTCGGCCCGGCCCGAGGTGGAGCCCATCTGGCAGGACGTGATGGCGGGCATCCTGCGCCATGTCTCGGTCGGCTACTCGGTCGAGACATGGACCGAGACCACCGAGAACGGCGCACGCGTCCTGACCGCAACGCGGTGGACACCCCAGGAGATTTCGCTGGTACCGACACCCGCCGATCCCGGCGCTTACATTCGAATGGAGACAGAAATGACCGACAAACAGAGCAACGTTCCAGCCGGGAACGATGCTTCGACCCGCAGCAGCACTGTTGCCGGCGACAACACTGCTCATACCCACACGGACATCGTTGCAGCCGACAACGATGTTCAAACCCGCGTATCGCGTAACACCGAGATTCGCTCCATCGCCCGCATTGCCGGGTTGGACCAGTCCTGGATCGACGGCCAGATCGATGCAAACGCCGATCCGGATACCGCCCGCCGTGCGGCCTTTGATGCACTGGCGAACCGCAGCTCGCCCGCGATCCGCAGCGAACAAGTGCGCGTCGAAATGGGCGAAAGCCACGACGACCCTGCCGTGCGCACCCGCCAGATGGCAGAGGCGCTCTACGCCCGGATCAACCCGCGCCACGAGCTGAGCGAGCCTGCCCGGCGTTACGCTTATTCAACGCCCGTGGACATGGCGAAAGAGCTGCTGACACTCCGGGGCGAGTCCATCATGGCGCTGTCGCCCGCAAGCCTCGTGACGCGCGCGCTGCACACCACCTCGGATTTCCCGATCATCCTCGGGGACACGGTTGGCCGGGTGCTGCGCGACGCCTACCAGACCACGCCCTCGGGCATCCGCCGCCTCGGCCGCCAGACGACCGCCCGCGATTTCCGCGCGGTGAACAAGATCATGCTGGGCGAAGCGCCGCTGCTGGAGAAGCTCAACGAGCACGGAGAGATCAAGGCCGGGACGATGGCCGAGGCCCGCGAGGCCTACAAGGTCGAGACTTGGGCGCGAAAGATCGGCATCACCCGGCAGGTGCTGGTCAACGACGACCTCGGGGCATTTTCCGACCTCGCCCGCCGCATGGGCCAGGCCGCAGCCGAAACCGAGGCGCGCATCCTCGTCACGCTGCTCGAAGCGGGCAGCGGTAACGGCCCAAGCATGTCGGACGGCAAGACGCTGTTCCATACCGATCACGGTAACAAAGCGGGCACGGGCGCGGCGATCTCGGACGCCACGCTGTCGGCGGCGCGGCTGGCGCTCAGAACGCAAAAGGGAATCGAGGATCGCACGATCCGCGTGACCCCCCGCAACCTGCTGGTCCCGCCTGCGCTGGAGACGACCGCCGAGAAATGGCTGGCCAGCATCGCGCCCGCGACGGCGGCTGACGTGAACCCCTTCTCGGGCTCGCTGTCGCTGGTGGTCGAGCCGCGACTGTCCAGCGCCACACGTTGGTATGTCACCGCCGATCCCGGCGAGATCGACGGGCTCGAATTTGCCTATCTCTCGGGCGCGGAAGGCCCGCAGGTCGAGAGCCGCTCGGGCTGGGACGTGGATGGCGTGGAGATCCGGGTGATCCTCGATTTCGGAGCAGGCTTCATCGACCATCGCGGCTGGTTCGCAAACGCCGGGGCGTGACATGGCCGATCTCGCCCAGCTTACCGCCTGGCGGGACGCCCTGATGGCCGCGCGCTATCAGGGCGTCCGCACCGTCGAATACGACGGCAAGCGCATCACCTACGCAAGCGACGGCGAAATGGCCGCCGCGCTTGCAGACCTCAATCGGCAGATCACAGGGGCGACCGACCGCATCTCGGTCGTCCACATCCAATCCTCGAAGGGGCTCTGAACCATGAAGACCTACATCCAGAACGGCCACTTCATCACCGTCACCACGCCCGCAGGCGGCATCGCCGCGGGCGACGGGCTGATCGTCGGCAGCATCTTCGGCATCGCCGCCTACTCCTCGACCGAGGGTGACACGCTCGAACTGGCGACGAAGGGCGTCTATAAGCTTCCCAAAGCAACCTCTGCCGTGCTGACGGTCGGCGCGCGCGTGGCGTGGGACAACACGGCGAAGGAGGTGAACACCCCGGGCGCTGGGCGCTTCCCTATCGGCATCGCGACCGAAGCCGCAGGGAACGGCATCACGAGTGTCGCAGTGCGTTTGGACGGCGTGGCGACGGCGGCGGCGTGATCCCGCGGGTAAATCGCGTTGAGCTCGCCAACGCGTTTGCCGCGAGGGATATTATAGCCTCGAACACCCCTGTGCTGGCGCATCCCCGCCATGCGGCTTTGGGGAACAGGGTGTTTACAACTGCAACACCCTCGACTTCCTCAATCGGCGTGCTCGCCCTCCCGGAATGCCATGTCGGTGATTTCGCGGAGGCGGGCGCGGTAGTGTTCCAGCGTCCCGACATGGCCCCAGTCCACATCATCGGGACTGCACTCGAAGTGGTCCGCGCTGAGGACGACGAGGCGTTCGAGCATGGCGTCGATCTCGGCCTTGCGGGCCAAGAAGGCGGTGAGCGCGGCATCGTTGGTCTTGGCCATGGGGCGGTCTCCGACTTGGTACTCGGGATCATGACGGCCCTGATCGGCACAAATGGCAAGCGCCATCTGTCGAGAACGTCCGCGGAACATCAGCCCGGTCCCGTGTCGCATCCGTGTTGCACGGAGGAATCGGGGATGGCCGTAAGCGTTTGGAATCTCTGGGCAACGTGCTGCACGGGCTTGCAACACGACGCGACACGCAAAGCCGCCCGGTGGGCGGCCTAAGTATTTGATATATCGTACGAAAAGCTGGTTGCGGGAGTAGGATTTGAACCTACGACCTTCAGGTTATGAGCCTATAATTCAATGTTTCTAATAAGTTAACAAAATCAATCGCTTAGCCGATAAGCCTTTGATTTCATGAATTTTCCGACCCC